GGGAATCGATCTGTTGCGTTCTTCAGGTCGAAGCTGTGAAACTTCGATCCTCCATTCTTCACAATGTGAGGGTCCTGCGTGAAAGTTCGATCTTGTGGAAATTTCCGAAGCAAAGTAAATAACTGGTCGGACAGACCAGCTAGTACTTGCTGAGAGAAATAATCCACAATACCGATCACCCGGATTTTTAGTTCCGGGTCTTTCACAAGGGATAGACGTCGAGTCCGGATCTTATCGGAATAACCTATCTCCGCGAAGATTTTCATCTTCGCTTCAATATGGTCATTTTTGATATGATCCCGAAACGACATCCAAAGATCCTTGATCACCGTTGCACCCTTCAATCCAACCATTATTACTGTGGCAGCCCATCTTGGGCCGTCCCAGTCCTTAATGGAATGGACGGAAGTTAACAACGACTGACCTTTGGGTCCTCCTTTCATAGTGAAAGCCAGCATAGACACGTCCAATTCCTGTCGGAAGAGCTCGAGATCAAAGTCCTTGACGAAACGTTCTACGAACGTTTTATCAATTTCTTTGAAATCGCCCGAAAATGGAGCAGTAATGCTACTATAATCGGGTTCTCCTTCGGCAGTTATTGCACGTGAGACTACCAATAGAGTTATAACAAACCGGATTCGAGTGGGGTCTCCAGAATCGATCTCATCTTTCAAGAAGAGAATCGACTTTGGAAAACCAGCCTGAATACCAAGTAGGTCATCCACTCGTGAGAGCGGACTTCCAGCTAGGTATCGGGTTACCACCAGACGAATTAACTTAATTCGTTTAATGGTCCACTTGATTCCTTTGGTTCTGATCCAACGGGCAAGTAGTGCTAACCACTTGCTCGCCATACTTCGTGCCTTAGCATTATCTAAATTCGTGAAGAATTTCGAAATCATCCATTTAAGGATTTTTGAGAAGTTTTTCATTGAATAATGATGTGTTAAGGTTGTAGTATTTGGTGACGGTAACTTGATTTTGAAGTCTCAAGTCTATTGCTAAACCAATATGTGAGGGTCGTCGACCACAGCTCGCTATCTCCACTACACCTTTCGGAATAACCCCCTTATAATTCTCCTCTCGTCCCCGAAGCGGGACAGGAACGAGATTTGAGGGTGGGTTACCCGGACCGTGTAGATGGGGAGAAAGGGTGGTTAAGTCCATCCTCCTGATAACAGAACTGCATAGGCCGGTTCCTAACACACAACCGTATGAGAGGTCAATTTCACCTTCGTCGCATCATAATGCCATTTCTGGGGTGATGGTTACCGACGAAAGCAAGGCATCCTTACCTTTTGCACTAGTTTAGTAGTGGGGATTAGAGAGATTGGCACCTCTCTGGCTGGGGTTACCCCCG